TAATAACTACTTCAACCCTAATCCTGGGGTTGCAACAGGACTACATCATTGGACTATAACTTATAATGGCAGTGTTTTAGAAGCTTTTCAAAACGGTGTTAGCTTAGGGACACGAAGTTCCACCGGAACTGCTAATTTTTACAATGGCCTACAAATGGGTAGGTGGCGCACCACTACTTCTTATTCTTGGAATGGCTCAATATACGTAATGAAAATGTACAATAAAGGACTAACGCCTGAGGAAGTGAAACGAAACTACAAAGCATATAAAAAAAGATTTAATATATAATAACCTGGAAAATGAAAGGAAACAATTATGGCAAACGAAGTTAAAATAAAACATGGGCTCCTAGTAGACGGTACAAGCAACGTTCTTGAGGTTCAGGGAACTCTGGCACAGCTTTTTTCAATAACAGATGATCTAACAGGGGATTTATTATCTGTGTCAGACATATCGGGTATACCTATATTAAATGTTAATTCAAATGGTACTTCGTATTTTGATGGAGATGTAGGATTTGGAACTTCATCTAGCTCAAACATAGCTAACGGTTCTGTTTATATTCAAAATACTAATCTTATAAATACTTATATTAAAGTAGGTCATAAAACAGGATCAACAAGTGGTGCTGATTTTTTAGCTTGTTATTATAATGGAACTCAAATTGGGGGGGTAGCTCAAAATGGAACCACAGGAGTTTCATTTAACGTATCTTCTGATTATAGATTAAAAGAAGATTTACAAAGCTTTAACGGTTTGGATATGATTTCTGATATTCTTGTTTACGATTACAGATGGAAGTCTGACAAAAGCAGAAGTTATGGTGTAATGGCTCACGAACTTCAAGAGGTTTTACCTCAAGCAGTAACAGGAGAGAAAGATGCAGAAAAAATGCAGGCAGTGGACTATTCTAAAATAATACCTTTATTAGTTAAATCAATACAGGAGTTAAAAGAAGAAATAGAATCACTAAAACTAAACAATGTCTAAAAAAAAATTTAAAGACACTGCTGTCGGGAAGTTCTTATTACAGAAGATCCCCAGTGTTGTTGGAGCTATTGCAAGCGATACGCCCGTAGGTTCTGTAATACAAGCTATAATCGGCGGCAGTGATATGTCACCAGAAGATAAAAAAGTTGCTCTTAAAAAGTTAGATATTGAAAGAGCGGAAATTGATGGAACAACAAAAAGATGGGTAGCAGACGCAAGATCAGGAAACTGGCTCGCCGCTAACGTAAGACCACTAACATTAATATTTTTGGTAATGTCATATGTTGCAGGTTGGTATATGGGTTACCCATTAGATGATATAACAGGGCTACTAACAATAGTCATCGGGGGATATTTTGGATCGCGAGGTGTTGAAAAAGTATTTGGAAATAACAAACATAAATGACATTAACAGATCTAAAAGTATACGGATTGAATTCAACGGCATTAGTTGCTAGCGTGCAGGGAGTAGGAATAACTCCCATACTACAGACTGTAGTATTGATATTGACTATAATTTATACAAGTATAAATATATACAAAAAAATATGCGATAAATAAAATTAAAATACTTTACAGCTTATGAGCCCAAAAATAGATATTGACGGGGATGGGAAACCGGATATCACAATATCGCTTCCCCAAATTATAACAATAGCTGCTATGATAGTTTCAGTAGCTGGATCTTATTACAGCTTAAACGCTAGAATGAATTCTGTTGAAGAGAAACTAATTAAACAAAAAGAAAACACTGAAAAGTATACTTGGCCTAATCAAAGAAAATTAGAAGTAGAAGTACAAGATATGCGGGTTGAGTTTAAAGCTGTAATGAAAGATATAGAATATTCTATGGAAAAAATAGATGCTCTTAAGATTCAAATAAGTAATAAAAGAGACAAAAAACAATAATAGTACTATATGAAATTAAAATACTTCACAGATAAAAATGATTTCAAGGGGAATATAGACAAGATGGATCCTAAATTATTAGGAATGCTTGATGCTCTTAGAAAAGAATACGGTTTTCCTATAACTATAAATTCATCTTATAGATCGCCAGATCACCCGATAGAAGCTGCTAAGGCTAAACCTGGGGAACATGCACACGGTGCTGCTGTAGATATCAAATGCGTAGGTGGAGAAGCTACATACCTGTTGGTTGCTGCTGCTATTAAATGCGGTTTTAAAAGAATAGGCATATCAAGAAAAAGTAATTTTGTTCACGTAGGAGTAGGCTATCCTGGAGCGCCTGACACAACTATTTGGACATACTAAAATAAATTTAATGAAATTAATTAGAAAGATAAGTGTTGGCCAAGACTATAAGAATGAGGCTATGCACTATGCCGTTGGGCAGGAAGTTTACGGAGGTCACAAAATATGTGATATACTAGAAGAGGACGGAGCATATAACATATACATTGAAAAGAAAGGATCTCAATTACCTTGGAAAAATTTTAATAAAAATATGGCTATATCAATAGAGTACAATTTAGATTATTAAATGAGATCATTATACAATTATATTATATCAACAAATAGCCGATACGATAATAAAGTGTCTGTTGGCAACAAAGAGTTAATTCTTAATACAGAAATAACAGAAAGGGATTACTTGTTCGTTAATAGGATAGGTACTGTAATTAACGCACCTATAAATATAAAAACGCCTATAGAGCCTGGAAACGAAGTTATAGTACATCATAACGTATTTCGTAGATGGTACGATGTTAGAGGAAACGAACGCAACTCAGGTAATTACATAAAAGAAGATACTTATACAGTTTCTGAAGAACAGATATTTGCATACAAGCAAAATGGTAAATGGCATTGTCCTATACAGTATTGTTTTGTAGAGCCAGTAGAAAGTGCAGACGAATGGAGCACTGAGAGTGAACAGAAACTCACAGGAAAGCTTACATATACAAACGACTACTTAAGCTCCTTAGGGTTGTCCTGTGGAGACGTGGTGGGTTTTACACCAAATTCAGAATACGAGTTTAACATAGAAGATAAAAAATTATATAGAATTTTATCAAAAGACATTACTATCAACTATGGATATAAAGAAAACAAAACTACTACTACTTGAAGCTGCTGAAAATTCAATCAACGAGCTTATAAAAGTAATGAATAAAAAAATGAACTCTGAAGAGATAGATCCTGAAAAGGTAAAAGTTTCTGCTTCAGCTTATAGACTTGCAATGGATGACGCAATGGCTATGATAGATAAAGTAGAAGAACTAAAAGCTACAGGTAAAAGCAACAAAGAAACTAATAATGATTTTTTTGGCGTTGAATCCCAGGTTAAATAATGTATAAACAACATTTATACTCAGTACAGACATCTCACTTACAACAAAAGTATGTTAAAAAATTAAATAAATCCAAGTCATTCAAATATGGATTTAATGAAGATCTAGATTGCGTTGTTATAAGTAAGAATGGACAGATAGGTGAAATATATGCTATACAAGGTTTAAAAATAGCACTACCACCTGAGCCAAAAGAAATTGAATCTAATAGCAAAGTTCCAGAAGAACAAGTTTTTACACGAACTAAAAAGCCTGAAACGCTGGGGAAAATAAAAACATTATATGATTTTAAAAAGTATCCAGAAAATATTAAGGAGAAGTACTACGACTATATTAGTAATGAGTATAATAAGCGTAGTGATGGCCACTGGTTCATGTGCAACGGTAAAAGTCAATACATTACCGGTTCGCATTACGTCTACCTCAACTGGACTAAAATTGATGTTGGGTTACCCGACTTTCGACAAGCAAATAGGATATTATACATATTTTGGGAAGCATGCTGTGCGGACACCAGGAGTTATGGAATGTGCTACCTTAAGAATAGACGATCCGGTTTTAGCTTTATGGCAAGTTCAGAGACTGTCAACCAGGCTACATTATCTAGAGACTCTAGATTTGGGATACTATCGAAGTCAGGTGCAGATGCTAAAAAGATGTTTACAGATAAGGTCGTACCAATATCAACAAACTACCCGTTCTTTTTTAAACCGACCCAAGACGGAATGGAGCGTCCAAAAACGGAGTTATCCTACAAGGTACCGTCTAAGCGGCTCACGAGAAACTCGATTAAAGAAAACTCAGAGGACGTACAGGCAGGGCTTGACACCACGATCGATTGGAAGAATACCGGTGACAACTCGTACGATGGAGAGAAACTCAAACTCCTCGTCCACGATGAATCGGGTAAATGGGAGAGACCAGACAACATCCTCAACAACTGGAGGGTCACGAAGACGTGTCTCAGGCTCGGAGCAAGAATAGTTGGTAAGTGTATGATGGGTTCTACCTCTAATGCAATTAAAAAAGGAGGCGGTAACTTTAAAAAACTATATTATGATTCAGACGTCAACAAGCGAAACCGCAATGGGCAGACTGCTAGTGGATTATATTCTTTGTTCATACCTATGGAATGGAACTACGAGGGATTCATTGATAAATATGGATTTCCTGTCTTCGATAATCCAGAAAAACCAGTTGAAGGAATCGACGGAGAACTTATCTACTCTGGAGTTATCGAGCATTGGGAGAATGAAGCAGATGGACTTAGAGATAATAACGATGGATTAAACGAATACTATAGACAGTTTCCAAGAACAGAGAAGCACGCTTTCAGAGATGAAATAGCAAAGTCTTTATTTAATCTAAATAAGATATATGAGCAAACTGATTTCAATGAAGACTTAACTAAAGAAGGTTATATAACAACCGGATCATTTAATTGGAAAAATGGAGTTAAAGATTCTGAAGTTCAATTTTCTCCTAATAAGAGTGGTAGATTCAGGCTTTCTTGGATACCTCCTGTGAGTATGCAGAACAATATCGTAGTTAAAAATGGTATAAAATACCCTGGTAATAAAGATATGGGCGCCTTCGGGTGTGACAGCTATGATATTAGTGGTACAACTGATGGTAGTGGATCAAATGGTGCATTACATGGATTAACAACTTATAGCATGTTAGCTGAGGTTCCTAGCAGCCAATTCTTTTTAGAATATATAGCCAGACCTCAAACTGCTGAAATATTTTTTGAAGATGTTTTAATGGCAATGATATTTTATGGAATGCCAATATTAGCGGAAAACAATAAACCTAGATTATTATATCATATTAAAAGAAGAGGCTATCGGGGTTACTCAATGAATAGACCTGATAAATCCAGAAATAAGCTTTCTATAACAGAAAAAGAATTAGGTGGTATACCTAACTCTTCGGAGGACATAAAGCAAGCACATGCTGCTTCAATTGAAAGTTATATAGAAGACCACGTTGGTTTACGGGAATCTGGTGAATATGGTAGAATGTATTTCCAAAGGACCTTAGAAGATTGGGCAGGGTTTGATATTAATAATAGAACAAAATTTGACGCATCTATAAGTTCTGGCTTAGCTATAATGGCTTGCCAAAGACATTTATATGCATCAAAAACGACTAGAGAAGTTAAAAAAATTGATTTTGGCTTTTCTAAATATAATAATACAGGATCAAATAGTAAAATAATACAATAGAAATGGCAGAAGCTACAGGACAAGTTACCCAATTTCCCAGCCAATCGGTTGATGATGCTACTAAAGCTAGCATGGACTACGGAATGGAAGTGGCACGAGGTATCCAGAACGAATGGTTCAGAAAATCATCCGGTACAGGGAGGTTCGCAAAGAACCAAAAAGATTTTCACAAACTAAGGTTATATGCTAGGGGTGAACAATCAACACAAAAATATAAAGATGAATTTTCAGTAAACGGAGACTTGTCTTATCTAAATTTAGATTGGACTCCTGTACCTATAATTCCGAAGTTTGTGGATATAGTTGTAAACGGGATGCAAGATAGACTTTTTACAATTAAGGCTTTTGCTCAAGATCCAACATCTATAAAAGAAAGAACTGATTTTGTTGAAGGTGTACAAGAAGATATTTTAACAAAAGATATTACTGATAGAATCGAAACGGAGTTTGGATTAGATTTGCGTAATAACACTGATGCAGATGCACCTAAGTCTAACGAAGAGTTAGAACTACACATGCAGATAAACTACAAACAGAGCATTGAAATAGCGCAAGAGCAGGCTATTGATAATGTTTTTAAACGTAACGCTTATTTTGAAACAAAAAAACGTCTTGACTACGATCAAGCTGTACTAGGAATTGCGGCTGCAAAGCACGGGTTCAATAATACTGACGGAATATCAATTGAATATGTGGATCCTTCAAATTTAATTTATTCTTACACAGAAGACCCTAACTTTCAAGATGTATATTATTTTGGTGAAATTAAAAAAATAAAAGCAAACGAGTTAAAAAAGAAATTTCCTAATCTTACAAGTGAAGAGTTTGAAGATACTATTAAATCATCTAGCAACTATAATAATTATGATTATGCCTCTACCGATGTAGATGCCTCAAACGATTCTAATACATTAAATGTTTTATATTTTAATTGGAAAAGCTGGGAAAATAAAGTCTTTAAAATAAAAGAAACATCTACTGGAGCCAGTAAAGCAATAAAGAAGTCAGATAAATTTAATCCACCTAAAGACCAAAGAGCGCGTTTTGAAAAAATACAAACAGTAAACGAAACTATTTATGAAGGTGTAATGGTCTTAGGATCAAACACGCTTCTTAAATGGGAAAAAGCTTCAAACATGGTCCGCCCTGAATCTAACGCTAACAAAGTAATGATGAATTACGTGGTTAGTGCGCCTAGATTATATAAAGGAAAAATAGAAAGTTTAGTAGGCAGAATGATTACCTATGCTGATTTAATTCAGTTAACACATTTAAAACTACAACAAACAATACAAAGAATGACACCTTCTGGTGTTTATTTAGACGCTGATGGCTTAGCGGAAATAGATTTAGGCAATGGTACTAACTATAATCCACAGGAAGCGTTAAATATGTACTTTCAAACAGGTTCTGTTATTGGTAGGTCCATGACGGTTGACGGTGAGATGAACCCCGGCAAAATACCGATACAAGAGCTTCCAGGAGGAGGAGGCCAACAAACACAGCTTCTGATTAGTGCATACAACTATTATTTAAATATGATACGTGATGTAACCGGATTAAACGAAGCAAGAGACGGTTCAGATCCTTCACCTCATGCATTAGTTGGAGTTCAAAAATTAGCCGCTGCCAATTCGAACACAGCAACAAGACATATATTACATAGCTCGTTGTTCATAACATCGGCATTAGCGGAGGCTATATCTATAAGAATAAAAGATGTATTAGAGTTTCATCCTCAAAAAGAAGCAATGATTGGAGCTATTGGTAGATTCAGCGTAGGAGCGTTAGAAGAGATGGAAAAATTACATCTTCATGACTACGGCATATTTTTGGAGCTAGACCCTGATGAAGATGAAAAACAATTAGTTGAAAATAACATTCAAATAGCTTTATCAAAAGATCAGATTTTTCTTGAGGACGCTATTGATGTTAGGCAAATTAAAAATATAAAATTAGCAAATCAACTTTTAAAATACAGAAGAACTAAGAAACAGAAAGCTGATCAAGCAAGATCCGAGGCTAACATAGCTGCTCAATCTGAAGCTAATGGTAAAGCGGCACAAGCTGCTGAAATGGCTAAGGCTCAAGCAGAGCAAATAAAAACTCAGTCTAAAGTACAACTCAGTGAAGCTCAGACTGGTTTTGATATAAAAAGATTAGAGGTTGAAGCTACCACTAAAAAAGAACTAATGCAGTTTGAGTTTGATTTAAATTTGAAACTTAAAAAAATGGAATTAGATGCTAAAAAAGAATTATCAGCATTAGAGGGTAAGTCAATATCTTCTACTGATATAACTAAAAAAGTTTCTAACCCTGCACCTTCAAAGTCTTTCGAATCTAAAGGCAATGATGTTTTAGGTGGTATTGATACAAGTATTTTTAACCCTAGATAAATTATTATTAATTATTATATATTATTAAATTATGAGTGAATGGAAAGTTAAAGGAGCTGTTGATGCAGAAGAAAGCAAATCAGCCCAAGAACAAGAACAAGCAGTTTTAGATAAAGCGGTTGAAGAAGGAGATATATCCCCAGAATCCGCAGGAAAAAACGAAGATGAAGTACCGGTTATAAATTTAGACGAAATAAATAAACCGACTGAGGAAGAGCAGGACACACCAAAGCAAGTTGAAACAGAGGTAGAAGCTACTCCTGAAAAAGAAACAGAGGAAGAAGTTACCCCCTTGGAATTAGTTACCGAAGATGAGGAAGAATCAGTCACAACTGATTTACCTAAAGTAGACCAGCAAATTGCTGAGGCTAATGAAAAACCTCAAATTGAATTGCCTGAGAATGTGGATAAATTAGTAAAATTTATGCAGGAAACAGGCGGTACCGTAGAAGACTACGTAAATCTAAATAGAGACATTTCCGCTTATGAAGATGGAGATGTATTAAGAGAATATTATAAACAAGCAAAACCTTGGGATAGTCAGGATATTCAGGAGTACATGGAAGACAAATTTACTTATGATGACGATGACGACCCCAGGGAAATTCGCTCTAAAAAAAGAGCATTTAAAGAAGAGTTATACAATGCTAAAGAGTACCTTAACGGTAACAAAGAGAAATATTATGCTGATCTCAAGTTGAAGAAGCAAAACGATGTTCCTCAGGAGTACCAAGAGGCTCTTAAGTATTATGGCGATTATAAACAGAGCGCTGAATCAAATAAACAACATACACAAGCATTTTTACAAAAAACTGACAAAGTTTTTAGTGAATCTTTTAAAGGTTTTGATTTTCAAGTTGGAGACAATAAATACCGATATAAGATTCCTAACATTTCTGAGACTAAAACTCAGCAGTCAGATATTAATAATTTTGTAAATAAATTTGTGGGAGATGATGGAACTATCAGTGACGCTAAAGGGTACCATAAAGCACTATTTGCTGCGCGCAACGCAGATAAAATAGCAGAACATTTTTACGAGCAAGGCCGTGCCGATGCTCTACGCAACTCCGCTAAGGAAGCTAAAAATATCAATATGGATCCAAGAAAAGAAGGCGTCGTTAAAACTAGTAGCGGACAGAAATTCAAAGTTGTTTCAGGTGATTCTAGTTCTAAACTACGAATGAAACTTAAACAATAAAAAATTAAAAAATGGCTTTAACAAGTGGAATTAACAATTTAGTACCTTCTCCAACGAAAGGTTCTTTATTCCAAAACAACTACATTACAGACTTTAACTTTACAAAACAATTCTTACCTGACGTGTACGAAAAAGAAGCTGAGATCTACGGAAATCGTTCTATCTCTTCTTTCTTACGTATGGTATCAGCTGAGATGCCTTCTACGTCTGATGAAATTCGTTGGGTAGAGCAAGGAAGATTACATGTAGCATACAACGATGTGGCACTAGTTGCTGCAACGGGTGTATTTACAGTAACACACCCTGCTAATCCTGATGGAACAGCATTTGCTGCTTCTGGATCTGCCGCAATTCGCGCAGGGCAAACTATTATGGTACAAGGTAAAACTGGTAGTGGAGTCGCTTCAGGACCAGTACTTAAAGGGGTAGTAATTACTGCTGGAGCTGCTGCTGCAGGTGCAACCAGCACATTTACTGCACACTGTTATTCAGCTGCAACATGGGCTGCAAGCGGATTTAATGTCTCAAATGGCGTTAACGTATTAGTTTACGGTTCTGAATTTGCAAAAGGTACAGCTGGTATGGACGGTGCAATCGAATCTGATTACAGTTCATATACTAACAAACCAATCATCTTAAAAGATAACTACCAAGTAAGCGGTTCTGACACAGCTCAGATCGGTTGGATTGAAGTTGCTTCTGAGAATGGTGCAAGCGGATACCTATGGTACCTAAAGTCTGAGCACGAAACTCGTCAAAGATTTGAAGATTACCTAGAGATGTCTATGGTTGAATCAGTTAAGAAAGGAGCATCAGTTCACGCAAACTTCCCAGGAAGTATTACTGGATCTGAAGGTTTCTTTGCGGCTCTTGAGTCTAGAGGAAACGTTTATACTGATCTTGCTGCTGATGCTGATACTATCGCTAGTTTTGATACTATCCTTAAGCAATTAGATAAAAACGGTGCTATAGAAGAGAATATGCTATACACAAACCGTGCTTTATCTTTAGCAATTGATGATGGTTTAGCTGCTAAAAATTCTTATGGAACTGGTGGTACTTCTTACGGAGTATTCAACAACTCTGAGGATATGGCTTTAAACTTAGGATTTAGTGGATTCCGTCGTGGATCTTACGATTTCTATAAGACTGACTGGAAATACTTAAATGACTTCGGAACACGTGGTCAATTTGGAGATATTGAAGGAGCTCTTATTCCTGCAGGAACATCTACTGTGTATGACCAAGACCTTGGTAAAAACATCAAGCGTCCATTCTTACACATCCGTTATAGATCTTCTGAAACAGATGACAGAAAAATGAAAACTTGGATTACTGGATCTGTTGGTGGTGCTTACACTTCTGACATTGACGAAATGAGAGTTAATTTCTTATCTGAAAGATGTTTAATTACGCAAGGAGCTAATAACTTCTTCTTATTGAAAGACTAATTATTAATATAGCCCTCACTTCGGTGGGGGTTATTTTATTTTATTAAATTATATTATGAAAAACTGGGAATTAAAAGATAGGACTTATCTCTTATCAGGTGGAATGAGTCCACTAACTTATAAAATAAGAAGTGTTGGAATGCTTTACTTTGATGAAGAAAAGAAAGTAAACCGAGAGCTAAGGTACGCACCAAACCAAAAATCTTTGTTTGTTGACGAACAAGACAACAGAGTTCAGATTGAGCATGTTATCTTCGAAAACGGAGCACTTTTTGTACCGCGTACGAATGTAGTATTACAACAGTTGTTATCTAACTATCATCCTGAAGCTGGAAAAGTTTGGGAAGAGATTGATGAACTACAAGAAGCTGTTGATGATATTGATCAAATTGAATTAGAATTAGAAGCTCTAAAACTAGTTCAAGAATTAGAAATAGAACACTTAGAAGCTATACTAAGAACTGAATTAGGTTCTGAAGTAACTACTATGTCTTCAAAAGAAATTAAACGTGATTGTTATTTATTTGCAAAAAACAATCCAGGCTTATTCACGGAGATTGCTAATGACGAAGATATAAAGCTTCGTAACTTAGCAAACCGAAGTGTTGAGAATGGAGTGGTTAATTTAACAGATGACAACACTACATTTAAATGGTCTAAAACAGGCAAAAAGATTTTAACTGTACCATTTGATGAACACCCATACACAGCGTTTGCTAGATTCTTAAAAACAGATGATGGTATAAACGTTATGAAAGCTATTGAAAAGAAGCTTACATAAAACAATAGGTTGTGGTTATTCGTTTAACCATAACCAACTAATTAATAAAAGAAACCAATGGTAGGTATAGACAGAGTATATCAAACAGTACAAAAAATACTTAATAAAGAACAGAGGGGGTACCTACCTCCTGTGGAGTTTAATTTATTTGCAAACCAAGCTCAAAATGAAATTTTTGAAGGTTATTTTTCGTCAAGAAACTATGCTGTTTCTAATGATTCTGATTATTCCGACATTAGAAAAAACGTAGAAGAAAAAATGTCTTTATTTGATAATGAAGAAACTGTTTCTGGAGGCACTTATACTAATGCCGCAGGCAACGTAACAAGTAGTCATTTTTCTTACCCCGTTAATTTTTACAGATTAGGTTCTGTAACTGCAGATGTAGACAACGAAAAACATAATATAACTGAAATTTCTAATAAAGATTTGGTTTATATAAATAAATCACCTCTTACAAAACCAACTACTAGAAACCCTGTTTATACAAGGCACGAGGCAGGTATCGTTGTTTACCCAGTTACCGGTATAAGTAACGTTACTTACAGCTATGTACGGGTACCATTGGAAGTAAACTGGGGGTATACTACTGTTAACAATAAACCGTTGTATAACGCATCTACGTCATCTAGCTTTGAGTTACATAAGTCTGAAGTAACTGAACTTGTACTTAAAATATGCCAGTACGCTGGTTTGTCTACTAAATCGATGGACGTAGCCCAAGCTGCTACTCAAAAAGACCAACAATTAACACAATCTGAAAAATAATGGCAGAATCAAGGAAAATATATACCGATCAAGCTTATAATGCTATATTTGATGGCGTACCCGGAGATTCGCCTGCGGATTTTAAGGGGTTAGGCTATTATTCAAGAACAAGCATTGAAGATATTGTAAATAATTTTGTAGTTGCCTATATAGGCGAGGACAAAGTATTAGCTAAGGTTCCCGAGTTTGAGGTTGCTTTTTGGGCTCAAAGAGGTTTGCAAGAATTTAGTTATGACATATTGCATTCAGAAAAAAGTATTGAATTAGAGTTAGGTCCAACACTGCAAGTACCATTACCTCAAGATTATGTTAGCTATAAAGGCGTGTATGTAATCACCAACAATGGTAGTAAAAAACTTATACTACCTAATAAATCTGCTTCAAATGCAGCTTTACCTATATTACAAGAGCCAAACTTTAAACCTATATATACAGGCGATGAATTGGTAGGAGCAGAAAGCTCAAT